ATGGTTTTTAAAATTTAATAATGATAATTTTTTCAGATAGAATAACATTTGATGCAAGAGAAAATGATTTAACTGTTTCGGCATTTCGTAACATTAATTTTGGTGCAGGTAAAAATTTTACATTAACAAATAAAGGATTCACAGTATTAGAGTCAAAGAATATTTATATAGGTAAGAGTGCTAAACAGCGATCTCAACCTATGGTATTGGGAGAAGAAATCAGAAGACTGTTGGTGAGCATATTGAGATTAATAAATGATTCTCGTGCTTTAGTTCAAGGAGTTCCAATACCATTAATGAAACAAGATTCGAGTCCATTGTTAGCAGACATTACAAAAATAATGCAAGAATTTAATTTAGGAATGATGCCATCACCCGGAGGTACACCAGAATCACCTGATCCTGGATATAATATTCAAGTTGAAGAAGAAAAACCCTTGGGTGATAGAACAACTGGTGGTGCTACATTTTTTAGCAACCATCATTTCATAGAATCAAATAGGAGTTAATAAAATGAAGTTATCACAGTTTAAAAAGATGATCAGAGAAGTAGTAAGAGAAGAATTAGATTATAGTTTTTCTCGACTTCGTAAAGAGTTAAAAGAAATAGTAGTTAAGAGTAATCCTGTTAGTTTAGATAAAGTTACAAACAAAACAACGAAAATAAAACGTGTTCCAGAACACACAAAATTTGCAAGTAATTCTAATTCTAATGTGTCTATTCCAAAAACTAAAGATAAAGTATTGAATCAGATGTTGACCGAAACGGCACAATCTGATGATTGGAAATCTATAGAATCGGAATCTGAAACTAAATCAGTAATGGATAATGCAAAAGAACTACCTGATCATTTAGCAAAAGCATTTAATAAAGATTATTCTGATGTAATGAAAAAAGTAGATGAGAAGGCGAGATTTAAAAATGGGTCTTGAAACTAATATAAAAACTGCTATAAAAAACAATTTATCTTATCTTGATAATAAAGGTGAAAAAGTGTTTCCATCTGATCCCAAAAAAGTTATTGATAAAGATGGTAATAAACCAGGCGAATCTGGATATAAAGATACGTTTGATAAAAAAGCAGAAGAAAAACTTGATCAATTAGCAAAAGATTTGTCAATCGCAATCAGGGATTTTATTGTTGCTCAAACGTTTTCTATTAAAAAAATGGAAGCTTCAGTAATTACCCAACCTTTGCCTGTTGCGACTCCAACTGGACCTGGTACTTTACTTCCAACTAAATTAACGGTGTCAGTTAAAGCACAAAAATTAGGTCCAGCTTCAATGAATCCTGGTGCTGGAGTTGAATCGATGGCTTCGGAAATAGGTATCGAGGAAACGGACATAATGGAATTAGTATAAAATGCCAATATTTGATAGAAGAAAAGATAGATTTATTGAGGATCAAGATACACGAGTAAGTGTTGGTATAGATTTTCCATTTGGACGTGTACCAAATTCTAGTGATGGGTATTTTAAAACAAGTAAAACTACTATTGATGCAATTAAAAATAATATAAAGCTTTTATTAAAGACTGAAAGAAGTGAAAGATTATTTCAACCATTTTTGGGAATGAATTTAAAACGATTTGTATTTGAACAAATTACAGAAGATACGAAAATTCAAATTGAAAATGATATAGTGGATACATTTGAAACTTGGCTTCCATTCGTTGAGTTGAGAGATATTGAAGTAATTACTAATTCGATCACTGAAGATAGGAATAAAATTAACATTAACATAGTATTTAATATTAAGAAAGCACCCAATTTTTTAGAATCTGTTGGGGTTGTGTTGGAGTAAAAAAATGCCATATTCAGAAAAACAAAAGTTTAAACCATCTAATGTTAATTATACAAGTAAAGATTTTTCTACGATTAAATCGGACTTGGTTGAATACACCAAAGCTTATTTTCCAGACACTTATAAAGATTTTAACGAAACGTCTCCTGGTATGATGTTAATTGAATTAGCAAGTTATGTCGGTGATGTATTGTCTTATTATATAGATTATAATTATAAAGAAAATGTTTTAGCTACTGCTACTGAGAAGAGAAATGTTAGACGGCTTGCCGAGTTTATGGGATATAAAACTACACCATTAACTGCAGCTTTAGTTAAATTGAAGGTCACTACTAATATTGATGCTGATAGTAGTACTTATGAACCAGATTATGGTAGTTTACCTGCTAATTTACAATCACCAATTGGTGTGGGTTTACAAGTTAAATCAAATGTTAATACTGAATTAAAATTTGAGACGTTGGGTGAGATAGATTTTACAATTTCTGGCTCACCAGATGTACCTCCTGTTGGACCACCAACTTCTTTTAATTCAAATGGTGAAGCTACTGGTTATACTTTAACGAGATATGTTCAGGCAATTTCAGCCGAAACAAAAACAAAATCTTTTACTATATCAAGTCCAACAAAATTTTTAGAATTGGATTTGGGTGTGACTAATGTGGTTGAAATATTAAATGTAAAAGATAGTTCAGGTAATAAGTGGTATGAAGTAGATTATTTAACACAAGATAGAATACTTAAAGAAAGTCATTATTCAATTGATGGTAGGGGTCATGCTCAAAATCAAAATATTGTAAACAGAATAACAGCATCTATCGATATACCATATACTATAGAATATATTAAGACCAATAAGAAATTTGTTAAGAAAGTTGATCCAGATACTAATAATACAAAGTTGCAATTCGGGAATGGCCTGTATAGACTAAACATGTCGGGTTCTTCTGGTGCTAGTCTTTTTTCTATGATTGAGCAACAAGGTGTAAACTTATCTGGCGTTCCAAGTTCGGTAATAAATGCTAGTATTAATAATTTGACTGTAAATAATTCATTAAATTTAGGTGAGACTCCTGCTAATACTATAATGACTGTAACTTATAGAGTTGGTGGTGGACCAAATGCTAATGCACAAGCCGGTGAAGTAACGGAAGTACAGAACGCCCCTTCCGGAGTAACTATAACTGTAAATAATCCAGAACCAGCAAGTGGCGGAACTGATGGTCAGACTGTTGATGAGATTAGGGAAAATGCAAAAACTCATTTTGCTTCACAATTAAGATGTGTGACTAGAGAAGATTATCAAGCAAGAATTCTTAATTTACCAGCTAAGTTTGGTAATATTGCTAAGTGTTATGTTCATAGATTGGATAATATAAGTGGGTTAAAAATATATACTTTATCTTATAATCAAAATAGACAATTAGTACAAACTCCTTTGTTGATATTGAATAATTTAAGATATTATTTAGAACAATTTAGAATGATAAATGACTCTTTGGATTTCGGATTTGATTTAAATAATACTATATTTTCTGGTTATCATGTAAATTTTGGAGTTAATTTTGAAGTTAATTATGATAGACGTTTTGATTCAGCTGACATTAAGTTGGAAACCATTGATGTAATAAAAGATTTCTTTAAAGTTGGGAAGATGCAATTTAAACAAGCAATTAATTTAAGTGATTTGAGATATAATATTTTAAGTCTTGATGGAGTTATTGGGATTAAGGTATTAAAATTATTTCAAAATTCTTCTAATATAGAAAATTTTCCAGCAGCTTCTAGTAACAGAACTTTATCTAATTATCAAGGTGATGGGTCGCTTGTTACAAATGGAGAATCGGGATATGGATTTGTTTATGAGTTTGGTAATGCGACTGTAGATGATATAGTTAGACCACCAACAACACCTGCTGTATTTGAACTTAGAAATCCAGATAGGGATATTTACGGGAGGGTTGTGTAATGCATAGATTTTTCTTTGCAACCAAAGACGCTTTTATTAGTAGTGGTTCAAACCAAATTACTGGTGAAACTTGGTTAGATAAGAATACTGGTCAAGATGAAATACTTGAATTGAAGAAAGTATTTTGGGATAGAAAATTTCATTATCCAACTCGTTTATTAATTAAATTTGATGCTGATGAGATAGAGAATTTTATAAGTTCATCTAATGTATATACTAAAGATCCATCTTATAAAACCAATTTAAGATTATGGGAAACAAAAGGAACAAGTGGATTGAGTGAAACTTATACGATTGCTGCTTATCCAGTTAGTGAATCGTGGAATGAAGGAGTGGGTAAGGAATTAGATGATCCCAAAACTACAGATGGAGTTAGTTGGAAAAATAGAAAATATCCAGCGGGTGGTGCTGAAATTGGATGGAACTTAGAAAGTTCATTATGGACAAGTGGGGTTGCGACTAGTAGTGCTGGTGCAAGTTATATCGCTGGTGATGAAGTAACACAATCTTTTTCAGCAGAATCGCCAGATATTAATATGGATATAACTTCTATTGCGAAGAAATG